AGGTACCTAACAGGATCAAAGAAAACATCATTAGTTTTCCTATGCAGTTACCCAAAGAGTTTGGTGTTCATGGCAAGGTTGACTACAAGAAGATGTTTGAAAAAACATTCCTTGATCCACTCGAACCTATATTAGATGCGGTGGGATGGTCTGCTGAACCACGTGCGACGTTGGAGGCGTTTTTTGAATAATGTTTAGGTGGGCATCGGAACAAACATGTGAAGTTACTGAGACTGCAGTCATGTTAGACATCATGAGGAAGGGGTGGATATGCTCTAAATGGTCTCGTGATTCTATCGTAGATCTAGTGGTCGATAGGGGTGCGGGTAAGTATGAGTCTGTACAAGTCAAGTCCTTTACTGGTAATCAAATACCCACCGTTACAAGATATGAACCCGATGGAAATCGTAACACATCTTTGTATAAAGAACACAACGTGACATGGATTGTTGGTTACCAAAAAGACACCGATAAGATATATTATTACCACATAGACACTTATGGTAAGTTGCCTGATGGGGCAAAGATTCATATTAAAAAGAATCCCCCCGATGTTTTTCCGACCTATGAACCACCCCTACATAGTGGTTCAACGAGAAGAAAGACGAAACCCCAAGAGCAAAACGGACTAGAAGCTTTCTTTGAATAGTTGACAACCTTTTAAAAATATGCCATAATACTACCATGTATTCTGTGACAATATTCAAAAATACTTTCGATAACAAAACTCATCGTGTCATGTCGTATGACACGTGGGAAGATTTCGTACGTATGTTGAAAAACTTATCAACTAAACCCGGAGAGAAAGGTGGCAACAATAGTAGTCCTCTCATTAGTCCTGCTCGTTATATTGAACATTCTACCCGCGCTAATAAAAATGTTGTGGAATGGTCTAGTTGGTGCTGTATGGATGTTGACGATTATGATATTATGTCTGATCTTAATAAAAGTCTACAACAAATATGCGGAGGATATCGATTCGTTTGTTACTCCACTGCTTCAAGCACTCCTGTCAATCCTAAATTTAGGTTGGTCTTTCCTCTCACAGTAAATCTTCCTGCAGAAGATATCCCTCATTTCTGGTATGCTCTGAACAAAAGATTTGAAGGTATGGGTGACGAGCAGACTAAAGACTTGTCTAGGATGTACTATGTTCCTGCTCAATACCCAGACGCATTCAATTTCTTTTTTGAAAGTGACGGAAAAGATATCGATCCTTATGAGTTGATGGAAGCATATCCCTACACAAAAACTACAGGAGAAACTTTCCTAGATAGACTACCGGAAGCGATGAAAGAAGAAGTCCTTGCTTACCGTAAGTCTAAACTGAACCGGGAATACAAATGGTCTTCGTATAAAGACTGTGAGTTTTTTCCCAAGCAGTTAGCGAAGGAGTATCAAACAATTTCTAAAACCGGATGGTATCATAAGATGTATCAGATCATGGTTGCTACCGCTGGCAATGCTTTGAAAAATAATTACGACATCACTGCACGTGAGATCGCAGACCTTTGCAAGCAGCTTGACAACGACACCGGAAACTGGTATGATAATAGACCATTGGAACTAGAAGCAGATCGAGCAATCGAATACATATACAAAACTTTATGAGGACTAAAAATGTCAGACGATAATGTAATTGAAATTGATTTTGATGAGGAAGAAAAGGCAGAAGTCTTAGACACTTCTGCAGTCAATATTCCGCAACAAGCAGGAGTTCCTACCTCTATGACAGTTGGTGTGTTAGGTACTAACAGTATCGCAAAATCCATCAACGTTATGTTTGCTTGTTCTAATTCACGTAACGTAGTTAACGTGGTTGAATATACCGACATTGATGAGATGACTTCAGACCAGACCAATGCTATAGCGTTTGTTTGTCTTGATGCTAAACTTGTCAAAGACGATTTGTTCGATGATGCTGAAATTGTAGATGCTTGTTCTAAGATCTCCAAGCACACTCGCGCATCTATCGTGCTAAAAACTACTGTTCCGTATACAACTATCGAGAAAATTCTCGCAATCGTAAATCCGGATCGATTTGTTTATGCTCCCGAAGTTGCATCGGAGGATAATCTCGACGCCATTCTTCGAGCAGACGTTGCGTTTGTAGGAGGCACCGCAAAGTCTTCTCCTGCATATCTGCGACTTATGAATGGCGGCAGTGTCTTTGAGAGAAAGATTGTTGCTGGAACTGCAATCGACATTGCTCTTGCAAAAGCAGCATCAGTAGGGTTGAAAGCAGTGACGCAAACTTACTGGAACCAGATCTATGACTACGTGCAAGAGTCACAGGTAGGTAATTATAACACCGTAAAGAAAGCAGTCGGTACAATTAAAGACGATGTGTTGAATAGTATTCCTACTTTCGTTCGCGCAAAGACTGAAGATGGTGTGAGTTATAAGAAAGCAAAAAGTTTTGCTGGTGAGTTTGCTAACACTGATGTAAAAATTCTTGCAAGCATGACAGACAAGTTGACATTGCTTGACGAATGTATTAATATTAAAAATCTTAAGGACTAATTTATGTCATTGATGCACAAACTACAGAAGAACTCTAAGATCAAGTTCACCGAAAGGTTGGACCATTCAGAGTTTTTCCAAGAGAAAGAAGTTGTCCAGACTGATGTGCCTATGCTCAACGTTGCCTTATCCGGGTCACTTGACGGAGGTATCACGCCGGGTCTCACTGTACTCGCAGGTCCCTCGAAGCACTTCAAGACTTCTTTCGCTCTGAAGATGGCAGCATCTTATCTCGCCGCTAAATCCGATGCGGTTATGCTGTTCTATGATTCAGAGTTTGGTTCACCTCAGTCTTACTTTGAGACATTCGGCATCGACACCTCACGTGTGTTGCACACTCCTATCTCCAACGTAGAGGAGTTGAAGTTCGATTTGGTGAATCAATTGGAGGCACTGGACAAGGAAGACGATGTGATCATTGTTATTGATTCTATCGGAAACCTTGCCTCCAAGAAGGAGTTAGAAGATGCCTTGGACGAAAAGTCTGTCGCTGACATGTCACGTGCGAAAGCACTGAAGGGACTATTCCGTATGGTAACTCCATACTTGTCTATGAAGAACATCCCTCTTCTAGCAATCAATCACACCTACAAGGAGATTGGTTTGTTCCCTAAAGACGTTGTCGGTGGGGGTACGGGCATCTACTACTCTGCTAATAATATCTGGATCATTGGACGCAGACAAAACAAAACTGGTCAAGAAGTCACTGGTTATGACTTTGTGATCAAGGTTGAGAAGTCTCGCTTTGTGAAAGAACAGTCTAAGATCCCCATCACTGTATCTTGGGAAGGCGGTATCGACAAGTATAGTGGACTACTTGAAGTGGCACTAGCATCAGGACATGTTATCAAACCATCTAATGGATGGTATGCTAAGGCAAGCAACCCAGACCAAAAGTTTCGTGCGAGTCAACTGAACGCTGATTTTTGGCATGATCTCCTTCACGATGAAGAGTTTGCGCAGATCATCGAAAAGATGTACCAGATTGGTCAAAGCAGTTCTGAAGTGGATTTAGAAATTGAGGTAGCAAATGATTAACCTAGACAAGGTAAGTGAAGGTATACACTACGAATTGACACCCGTAGAAGAAAACCCAAACGAACAGGCGTGGCACGTCCGTATCTTAGAAGGAGAGTTTGCAGAAACTGTAATTGCTTTTGGTAATGTTGCGTTACATAAAGACGGTGATCATCTCAGTTTTAATTTTGCTCTAGTCTCTAGTCCAGATGATACTCTAACTGAAGATTACGAACCGCTGCAGGATTTTGCCGCTGAAATTCTGGAAGACATTATGGAACGTGCTATAGCAGACGGTTCGATTGCATTCAAGGACAAAGAAGAAGAGTGAAAACTGCAGTCTTAGTTTCAGGACTGCCTAGATTCAATTACATCAACAACGTTGATCGTATACCTCTTGCCTTTCCTAACGCTGATATTTTTTATCAAACATGGAAAGGACAGACCTACGATAAAACCAAGTTAAAAAATGTACTTCTCACTCCTGAACCTAAAGTAGACTATGTTGCATATGATACTCAACAACATATGCCTTTTCGTAGAATCAGAAACCACAATCAGTTAGTAGGCATCTGGCGAAACCTAGCATACAATCGAGTGAAACAAATCATTGCTCATGCAGATCTTCTGTCAACAATTCCAGAAGAGTATGACATGATTGTTCGGGTGAGATATGATTCTAAACTATCTTACCTGAAAGAATCCATTGATCATTTTCAAAAGAGTATGGAAAAATCTTACGAAGAAGATGTGTCCATAGGTTATGGGTATCAGTTTCATCTTGGTATCAATGTAAAATTGTATGGAAGTTCAACACCTAGTTGGGAAAATATTACTCCCGCAACACAAAGTACATTTTATGAAGGCAAATATCATCACAGTGACCACATGATGATTCATAAACGTTCTTTGTTTGACTGCGATAAAGTTTATTCTTTGCATAAAAACAAAGCACTGTTTCCTGCAGAAACAGGATGGTGGCAAGTTCTATGCTATAGAAAAAAGACTTGCATTTGTTACAACGGTGGTGTATTATTAGACAACAAGATTTGAGGTATAGATGAATACAGTTGACTTTGAAAAAGTTGTTTTACGTAATGTCATTACGAATGAATCTTACATGCGTAAGGTTATGCCGTTTGTTCAAAAGGAATACTTCGAAGGTGTGTATTCGAAGTTGTTCTTGTTGTTGGTAGACTTGGTATCGAAGTATAACAAGTTACCTAGTGAAGAATCTTTTCTGCTTGGCGTTCAATCAATGAATCTTTCTCCAGAAATGGAGAGGCATGTGCAAGATATCGTCCCCGATATCTTCACGCCTAAAGAAGAGAACCTTGATTGGTTATACGACGAGACAGAGAAATGGTGTCAGGAAAGAGCAGTCTACAACGCAGTGTTCGAGTCGATCAACATCCTTGATGGTAAGAACGAGAAGTTGACTAAGAATGCTATTCCTGATCTCTTACAAAAGGCACTAGCAGTTAGTTTTGACACTAATGTTGGACATGACTACTTAGTGAATGTTGAAGAGCGATATGACTTTTACCATGAGCATGAGGAGCGTATTCCGTTTGATCTGGAATACCTAAACCTGATCACCAAAGGTGGACTCCCCAATAAGACTCTGAATATCGCACTGGCAGGTACAGGCGTGGGTAAAAGTCTCTTTATGTGTCATCACGCTGCTAGTTGCCTTTCCCTAAACAAGAACGTTCTGTATATCACTATGGAGATGGCAGAGGAACGCATCGCTGAACGTATCGATGCTAATCTTTTGAACGTTGCTATTGATCAATTGGACACGATACCTAAAGACTCTTTCCTTGAGAAGGTTCACAAGTTGTCTGCTAAGACTCAAGGCAAATTGATTATCAAAGAGTATCCAACTGGACAGGCACACTCAGGGCATTTCCGTGCATTGCTCAACGAGTTGCGTTTGAAGAAAAATTTCTCTCCTGATATTATCTTCATCGACTATCTGAATATCTGTGCTAGTTCTAGAATGAAGTCTATGGGAGGATCGATTAACTCCTACACTTATATCAAGGCGATTGCAGAGGAACTGAGAGGTCTTGCCGTTGAGTTTAATCTTCCAATTGTTTCTGCTACACAGACTACCCGCTCTGGGTATGGTAACTCTGATCCGGGTCTCGAAGACACTTCAGAGTCGTTCGGTTTGCCTGCGACTGCAGATCTTATGATCGCTTTAGTTGCTGATGAAGAACTGACGAAACTTGGACAGATGATGGTCAAGCAATTGAAGAACAGGTACAACGATCCTAATCATAACAAACGATTTGTCATTGGTGTTGATAGAAGTAAGATGCGATTGTTCGATGTTGATCAAGGAGAGCAAACACTTATTGACGAAGACGCAGGACCCGTGTTTGATCATTCATCTGCAGGGCAGCGTATAAATACTGAACGTGTAAAAGAGTTGAAGTTTAACTGATGGAAGTAACAATACGTAGTCCTCTGATTCAAGAAAAACTTGACAGAGTCATTAACGAGTTTCACTATCTGTGCGATAAGTCAAACGTAGATCTTACAGATTACAACAATCCTGAAATTGAATGTAATGTAGGAGAAGCGAGAGGTAAAGGGGTTGAATGGTTCGCTTCTGAAGAATATTTAAGAGAGCGAATGTTGCCCCGATGGAATGAGCACATAGGTTATCCTAAGACATATAGGATATTCCCCGTTGAAAGACTTGCAGGGAGACGTGAAGACGATCCTGAATGGATGAAATACTGGAACTGGGGACGTTATGAATTACCACCAGAAATCGGTACAGCATCTTCTGCTCTGTTCGTTCACTACCCTGTAGATGGATTGACTGGATGGCACACTAATTGGAATGCAAACGCATACCAAATTTTATTTACGTGGAGCGAAACAGGTGACGGATTCTTTCGTTACTATGACAAACAAAAAGACGAAGTTGTAACCGTAGAAGATAAACCCGGATGGCAATGTAGATGGTACTATTTCGGGAGAAAAGATGAACCAGATCATCACTGCTGGCACACATGTTATACCCGATGTCGAAGAATGACTTTGGCATTTAAGTTCAGTAACAATGGTTTAGATTATGATGAAGATGCAATGGCGAGGATGCTAAGAGATGAACTGGTTAACGAGATCGAATCTCCCTGATATAGGAATTGTTCTAACAATCGTGTTGCTTGGTTTCGCTGTTTATATAGGAGTTAGTAAACCAGATGACAATAAAGAACAACCGATTGAAACAGAAAATAGCACACAAACAGTATCTGCAGAATCAGTTGTTGTCTCAGCAACTGGACCAACGATTGAAGAGGAGCACCTTCTTGACGAACGTTATTGCCTTGCTCTCAATATCTATCATGAGTCTCGTGGTGATAGTTTTGCTGGACAAGCTGCTGTTGCTGATGTAGTTATGAATCGTGTTGAGGATTCCTACTATCCCGACACAGTCTGTGAAGTGGTTAAGCAAACCGTGTGGATTGAGAACTGGAAAGGTAACATGGTTCCTAAAAGACACATGTGTCAGTTCTCTTGGTTCTGTGATGGTGTTAGCGATGAACCCGGAGATCCTGATGCGTGGATGGAATCTTATATGATGGCAGAAGAAGTTTTCGACAAAGGAAACTGGAGAGGAATGACTGAGGGTGCGACTCATTATCACTCTC